CCAATGTTGTGGTAGAATCGAAGGACGATGGAATGGCAATCGGAACGGTTCTTACTATTCTGAAGCAATCCCTCGGTCCTGGTAGAAATACCTCTCCTGCAGCATGGGTAAGTGATACATATGGTGATCTTTCGGGTGATCGTGACTCTCGTTATCCTGGCTATTTGGCTTGCGATGGCGCACAGTATAACGTCGCAGACTATCTCGATCTCTTTCTCGTAATTGGTAATCAATACGGGGGTACTGGTAGTTGGGATGCTTCTACAAATACAGCGACTGGTAACTTTAAAGTTCCTGATTACAGGAACAGAAAACTAACAGGAACTGGTAGAGTTGATGGTAATGCAGGATCTTCCTCATTCTTGCCATCGCCTAGTGCATTTGAACCAGGAAACATTGGTGGATGGTGGTACATTGACAACGTTGATGTTACTACTGGAGACCCAACTGGTACTGGTCAGCAAAATACACCATTCCAACAATGGATTGGTAGTGGTAACGAAGCTGATGAGAGTATATTCTTTGATATTGGTACAGTTAGAACTGTTTTTAACGAAGCAATCATCGAAGATGTTGACTTTACTGTAACTGGTAACGTTAATGCTATCATTGGTCCTCTACTAGATGCTAGAGTAAATACGCCTGCTCACTCACACTTTGTTGTTACTGCAACAACTGGTACTTCTCAAGAACCATTAATTCCATGGAACGCTCGTATCATGGGATGGGGAATTGGTATTGACGATGATGAGATGTTAAACCTCGGAGGAACTACTTGGATTGCTGCTAACCTGGGTGACGAATACTGGCAAGATAGAGGTGATCCAGCAGACTTTGCTTCAAGGTGGAAAGATCAAATTGACTCTTACGCTGGTAGTGAATTCTCGGCAACAATGTCAAGATTCTTCCAAGGCAATACTGGTCAAACGTTTGAAGAGTATCTAGAAGAGATTGCACCTAGTCTTCCTCCTGCTGTCAATAACACTTTCAGTGGAGCAGCACCAGGTGCGACGGAGAGTGGATGGGCAAAAGACTGGAGTATGTCTGTATGGTGGCCTCACCATGTAGAAAATGGTGTTAAGAATAGATTGCAACTGATTGGTGACACCGAGTGGACGGGTTCTACTTATCCGTTCAATAGCTTGGCTAACCAAGCACAACCGCCAGCAAACTCTAATCGTAACCCAGGTCAATCAGTCTCTGGTGGTGTTCTCTCTGGTTCTGTTATTGACGTTGATGAGCAACAAGTAAGAGTTGAATCTTATTTACCCCAAATTATGTTAGAAGATCTCGATGCTTCTACAGTAACTCATAGTCACTTCTTGACAACAGCAACTATTACTGATGTCAATACTGATTTCTCTTATGGTAACGTTGCTGGTGTTGGTAGTGCTAGACAAGGACTGGGTAACGCTGGTACTACTGTAAACGTTGGATTCACACAATCAGAAGTGGGTATCTCACTAAATAGTGGTACGTTCACTTTGAATGAATCGTTCAAGAAACCCATTCCAAACGTTACATTCAGACCAAACAAACAAGTTCCACTAGTCGAAAACTTCCACAAAGTTAAGTATATTATCAAAGCATATTAATTATGGGATTAGCACCGTATCGTCCTCTTGAGTTGATGAGGAATAAGGCAGCGACGAGATCTGACTTTCAAGATTTTATTGCCGTCTGGGAAGGATTTGTACCTAAACCCTTCTGTGAAGAACTGATTAAATATGGAGAAGATGTTCTGAATGAAAATACTGCTGCACTCGCAGTAGGAACTCCACAAAGCATGTATGGTGTTTCTGATGGCGGATCGCAGTATAACGGCAAAGGAAACAGACATGATGCATCATTTATGGTGAACTATCATGCTTCTGATAGATCATCACAGATCAATCAGTTCCTAAAGTCGTGCATGATGCATTACATAGATGAATATGATCAGTTGAAAGGAATGACGATGGTGTCTACTGATATTAAATTTCAGCGAACACCTGCTGGCGGTGGTTATCACCTATGGCATTATGAAAATGCATCGCACGAATACTCTCAACGTGAAGTTACGTGGATGATCTATTTGAATGATGTTGAAGAGGGTGGAGAGACCGAGTTCAGATTCCAGAAGAGAAGGATTAAACCAACCGCAGGAACAGTTGTATTATTCCCAGCATGTATGACTCATGTCCATAAGGGCAACATGGTTATGGGTGAGGACAATAAATACATTGTAACTGGTTGGTATATTAAGACCCCAACGCCCATTAAGTAATACCCATGGCAGAAGAAACCGTCATTAGAAGAGCCATCTACGAAATGGATTTCATTTCCAACTTCGTTGTGGAAACTGCTGTTAATGTTACCAATAAACTTACGGGGAAAAAAGGTGCTCCCTCTTACAAACTCAAACCAGACCTGGTAGAGAGATTCAAGACCGAGGTTCTTGGTGAGTTGTGGCATACTGAATCTGATACTATCGAGTACATCGTCATCTACAATGATGGCACAGCAAATGTACAGAGAAGAAAGCAGAAGTATAACTTCACCACAAAACAGAGTTACTTCCAGTCTTATGTGTTCAAAGCATTCACAGAAGATGATGTTGTCACTCTAAAGAATAATCTTGAGGCATTCTTGGAGGCACACAGAATCGTTAATCAATTCCAGATTAATGATAAGATTAATTCTATCTCTCAAGAACATGCTTTCTGGGATTCTACTCTAACGAAGAGAATCACTGAAAAGCAAAACATGCTGAATGCAACTGATTGGCGTGTGTTGCCTGATGTTGCTGACAACTATCCTGGAGAGAAAGACAACTGGATTAAATGGAGAGCAAAAGTTAGAGACATTGGTAAAGAATACTTTGCTTGGGATTCTATTCAAGCAATGGGTATGGAGAACTTTGACATTGAGTGGTTCAAGGGTATTAACGAACTCAAGTGGCCAATGGATCCAAAGGTATTTGCCAGGCAGTTTCCAGATAGAGTCAATGATGATAAGAGTTTGACTGGATATCTAGACACAGACGATTGCTTTGTGAAGAGAGACACTGATGCATCAACAGACTTGATCTTGAGTAGAATCACTAACATCAGTGAACTATCTGCTAAATGGAATCAGTCACGACGTGTTGTTAGTGATCTGACTAAAGAGATCATGCAGATGATGAGATGTGAGGAGTTTGTTGACAACGGTATCGATTACACTACATTATACACACAGGAAGAGATAGATGCTTTGGGAGAAGAGTGACATTATACCTAATGAAGTCATTGATTACATTAGTAAAGATTGGAATGAAGAGTGGTTTCACAGTGGAAATCTGACCAACCCAGAAAAACTGAAGAAGAATATGCAGATGGACCAGAATAACCTCTGGACCAACTACTGTGCTTCGGTGCAACCATACCTACAAGATAGTAAAATTCTCAACAATATATTTCTGGGTACTAAACACTCTGTGCCTCTCTTTTCGTGGTATAAAGAGGGAGATGAGTATGGATATCATAATGACAACTATCCTATCAGAAAAGTATTTCCAAACTTAAATTATACCTGCTACCTCAATGATGACTTTGAGGGTGGTGAGTTGATTATTAAGGTGGGAAATGTTGAAGTAGTCACTAAACCAGAGAAAGGTAAGTTCATTATCTACGACTCTAACTTACAGCATAGAGTTGCACCTGTCACAAAAGGTGATCGTAAAGTTATGCTGGGATGGATAGAGACAGAGATCAAAGATACTTTTCATCGCAATCTTTGTATTGACTATGCTCTGGCATGTAATAAGATATTGAAGAATCTTGTTCCACGATTTGATGACAATGAAGAAGATCTAGAGTATATTGAGATTGCCAAAGCGATGACTAACTTTAGATTTCAAATACTGCGTGAGTATGGACGATCTGATTAAATATGAAAACTGGTTGACTCCTGAAGAGAATGATATCCTACAACCAAAGATAATCAACTGGAACTATGGATCTGGGTCACTCAAAGATGATGATCCTCGCAGGATGTACATGACTCCATTCTGGTATATTGACTTCAGCAAGGATCCATTCTTCTACGACTATCTTCTAAATAAGATAAGACAAACTGTAGGAGATGACTCTTTACAACTAGAACGTGTGTATGCCAATGGTGCCACATATGGTCAACCTGGAACGCTCCATCAAGACTCACATGAGGAGAATGGCAGAACATTTCTATTCTATGCTAACATGAAGTGGAATGAAAACTGGGGTGGTGGTACACAATTCTATGATGGTGATGGGATGCTAACTGTTGTCTTCCCTAGACCTAACAGAGCAGTGTATTTCCCTGGTTCTGTATTCCACTCATCAACAGATGTGAATAGAGCATACAAAGGTTTGAGAGTCACAATCGCATGGAAATTATTTAAATGATTAACCAGAACTATCAAATCTATGATCTCTCTACCAGTATTGGTAGGCATGTTGCCCTGCGTGGTGTACCTATGATCTACATCAGAGCATATGGTTGGAACAATACCACTGATGTAGACAAGATCAATGAGTCTAGAGAGATTTACAAAGGCATCCTACCACTGGATCTGTGGACTCAAATGGATCTGTCTGAATATAATCTAATTGAATTGGAGTCATTGGATGGTGTTGTAGACTTCCTGGAGGATAGTTTCCCAGAGTCTCAAGAAGCATGTGCTGAACCATCACAATATATCTTCTACGCATTATACAATGAGTTAGGACAAATTATCGAATCAAACGAATGATATTCTCTGACCGCTACACTGAAGTAGAGAAGTATAGTATCTTCCGTCAAGAACGTATTTGTTCTTCTGCAACCATGCCGTGGTTGTATACTGGTTTGGTGCAAGATAGATATGAACCAGAGTTATCCAGTCCTGTCAAGGAAAGACTCAACGCTGCTCTAGACTATACTCCTTTCCTTAAAGAATATCATGAATCTGCTAGAAATGAGTTAAAGAAATTCACTGTCGATTATGATGGTGACACACACCTTGGGTATACTACTAGGTTTGTCAGACCTGTGGGAGACTTGGGGTACAACTATGCCAACAGCAGCACAAAGTATTTCAAAGAGCAAACCAGATCCACTCATCTAATCAAACAATACGATGAGATGTATAAGGCTATCATCGATGTGCAACAGTATCATCCTACATTCATGGGATTCAAGCATGATGTTGAGGGTGTACCCACTCATATTGGTGTTAACAGCACTGTATTTGATCTATCGGCACATGGAGATGCTGTTAAGGTAGCGCAATACTTGACTAGATTGAAGAATTGGTCTCAACCTGACGTTTTCTTTGGAGAAGAAAGTCTAAACATTGTGATTGGGTGTGCATATACAGAGTGGGTCACTGAATATGAGGGTAGATATACCGAATGGGGACCTAAACAAATTGATAAAAAGATCCATGTTGGTTATGATCAGGTCTCTGAAAAGCACATTGAGTCTTTGATCAAAGCAGAGTTATTGACGGTAGATCAAGCAAAATGGATTTACTCATTAATGCCAGGCATGGACCTTCAAATTGGAGATCCATCATTGAAGTTTGCTGAAGATATATTTGGTAATAAGAGATATCTTCACCCATGGCAGTATATGGTAGACTTTGAGTTTGTATATAAGGATGGTACGCTCGATGATATCATTCTATACAGATACAAATATAAAGAATTTAAGGAGATCGAGGTTCAGAACCCGAACGCTTGACAACCACGGTCAACTGCTGTATGATTAGTCAGTTGATCACCCACCTACATAATGCAAGGTTCACTGCCTAACCGCAGCACCTTATCTGTCAAAGATGCTGCTGCCCTCGCCCCTTTCTTCAATGCTCAACGCCCTCACGGCGACATTCCAACACGTCAGGAGCTCCGTGCTCGTGGTCTTCAGTCTAAAAAGCGTGAAGACTCTCTCAAGAACGTGTGTGACGCTTACAATGCTGTCTACCCTGGCAGTCTTGACTTCAGTGTAGTTGAGCAAGCACGAAAGCGCAAAGCAGCAGAAGCAAAGGCAGAGAAGCAACGTCTCAAAGAGGCATCATGTACGAAGAACTAAATTGTTTTGAGGAAGCACTCAAACACTTTGGGACTAGAGTTGAGGTCATCACTGCTATGGAGATGTCAAGGAGAATCACTCCTGAAGATGCATATCAGATGATCAAAGACGAACTCAAAGAAGTTAAGAAGTGCCGTAAACTGTTCAATAAGGAGCAATGCTAATGTCCCAATCCGAACCACGACAACGCGACCCACAAGATCCACTCTACGATCCCAACGATAAGTGGAATGAATACAAGGTAGACTTCCACGCTAACGAAACACACTCACCTGATGAGTGGGATCCAAAGACTGAAGGTAAGATCGCTGATCCACAAGAACGTCACAAAGACAAAGTTTTGGATAAGTTCTGTGATGATCACCCTGGTTCACCCATGTGTAAGGTGTTTGACGAGTAATATATAGAAATACTAAAGATGAAATCTTATGGATGATCTTAAACAACAAAAGCGACTTGATGCGTTCAATTTGTTTTATGAGTCTGTACTCAAACCAGACCATGAACTTCGGCAGGCAGCACATGAGCAACTATGTTATCATGAGTTGATGGAATGGCGTGGTGACATCATTAGGTATCTTGACGAGAGACGAAACTTTGAGCTCTGAACCAGAAAACCCCACAGTGCCACTAGTCTTGAGTCTAGTGGCATGTTTTTTGTTTGGCATCAGTATCATTGTTGCTGGTTATTTCAAAGGCAACATGCATATTGAAGCAGTATATCACTCACTTCACAATTTCACATGAAAGAGTTTGACTATGGACTTGATTACAAACAACTTGACTTCACAGATCCAGAGACTCGCAAACTTTATCGTATTGGAAGGGGAGAGCAAGGAGTGCTATTGGTACGCCCTTACACTAACGACATTTGCGCTCACTGGCGCTTTGTAGATGAACCTACTGCTCGCAAATCTGCTGATAAGATATACCAAATGTACCTTGGATTTAAGACCCAAGGAGACTTCATTGGTATGGACATGGCGAGGAAGTTCCTGGAGATGGGTTTTACGAGAGCACGTCGCTATGCAAATCACTCCAGTGGACGGAAGTACGATAAAACATCTGGTAAAGTTAGACCCCAGGAGAAAGATTGGCGAACCTCTACCAAAGCCAAAAGTGCTGCTATTTTTAAACAAATGC